ACCCATCATTGAAGTTTTAATGTTCGATTAGGCCATAGTCTAGCTTCAATAAAGTCAACGTCTGATGGAGTAAGACTGTTGTTACTTTGTTCTGTAGCTGATTCAAGTACCCAGAGGGTAAAGCGTTTGCCTCGCTCGCTGCTGAAGAATAGTTTTTTCATTGGTAATATTCATGGAAATGGTTAAAATGTTTTTGTAATTTACTACTCACACAAGTAAGTTATTGAACACCTAAAGGGATTAGATTGTTCGCTATTAAACCCCTAGCTCGTAGAGGACGTTAGGGGTTTTTTAGTATCTTATTGCCCACGCCAATTACGAGGTCTATTGGAGTCAAGCCTTACTAATTCCTTATCAATACCATTCAAGCGATGAAAGATCTCACGGATGTCTCCTTGGCGTTTGTTGGAGCGATTACCAAGAACCATCAGCAAGGCTGACACCATAGCACCAATTAAAGCAGCAGCAATTTCAGACATTTACATTAGGCCAGGTTCCCTGTTGTATCTTAATCCATGCTTTTTGAGCTTCTATTAAATCAGGTTTGGATATGTCTGGATCGTTAATGATGCTCCATAGTTCAATTCTTTTATTAATAGATTCAACAGATATACCATGAGCCTTTGCTATTACTTCTTTTTGCTCCTGAGAAAGAAATTTCATTACTTTTTATCCATTTATGTCTAATGTAGTAGTGTTTACGATTTTTTCCGCATGGTAGAAACAAAAGCAGACGAACCAAAAAAGAAAAACCCTCTGCAAAAATTAAAAGAAAGTATTGATGATAAAGAAGAACAACTGCAAGTATTATCTACATTTGTAAGGCTAGGAGTTGTAATTTGGAGTGGATTTATCTTGACTTTAAATTACGTTACGATCCCAGGATTAGGTGAGCAAGAACGCATAGATCCAACTTTTATCGCCAGTGTATTTACGGGAGCCCTGGCGAGTTTTGGCTTGGAGACAGCAAAAAAGAGAGGTGATGGAACGTATAAAGCTGATGAAGAAAAGAAAA